GCCCGATGCCTTCATTGTGGAAGCCAAGGCCGCAGGGACGCCCCTGATCTTTGAGCTTCGCGCCATGGGCATCCCGGTGTCCGAATACACCCCCTCCCGGGGCAACGACAAGATCGCCCGGGTGAATGCCGTGGCGGATCTCTTTGCCTCAGGCACGGTCTGGGCACCGGCAACCCGGTTTGCGGAGGAGGTCATCGAGGAGTTTGCTTCTTTCCCTGCTGGGGAGCATGACGACTTGGTGGACTCTTCCACCCAAGCATTACTCCGCTTCAGACAAGGCGGGTTCCTTCGACTCCACACGGACGAGGAGGATGAACCCCTCGTGCATCAACGAGCAGAGTACTACTGATGAAGAACGATTGGATTATTGAACGCATCATGCGTCCAGTCTTCCGCCGATTCTCAAAAGCCGGGAACCACGCCTATTTTGACAAGGCAGACTTCCCAGTCGCACAGATGCTGGAAGACAACTACGAAGTCATCCGCCAAGAGTTTGATCGAATGAAAGCGCGGATCAATGAGTTTGCTCCCTTTCAAGATATCAGCCCCGATCAGATCCACATATCAAATGATGATAAGTGGAAGATGTTCTTTCTCATGGCAGGCAAGGTTCGCTTTGAAAGGAACTGCAAAGAGTTTCCTGAAACCATGAAGCTGATCGACAGCGACAAAAATCTCGTTTCGGCATACTTTTCAGTGATCGGGCCAAATAAAATGCTCATGCCCCATGAGGGGCCATGGTGCGGAGTCCTGAGAATGCACCTGGGGATCGAAGTCCCTACGGACGGCAAAGGCTGCATTCTTGTGGTAGACCAAAAAGAGTATCGTTGGAAAGAAGGCGAGGTCGTTGTTTTTGACGACACCTACGAGCATTTTGCTGTTAACCTAACCGACAACACTCGGGTAGTTTTGTTTCTCGATTACCTGAGACCACTGCCTTGGCCGCTGAGTTGGGTTAACCATTTGATTGTGTACATCGCTAGGTTCTTGCCCTACTTCAAGGTTCCCATTAAGCGTCACAGGGAATGGGAAAAATCCTTCTACGGGGCAGAAGCCAATGGCCTTTCTTCAAAGTAACATCCCGCATTTCAAGTGCTGGGTTCGCCGGGAATATACTCATAACCATCAGAAATATCATGGAGAGTTCCTCCATGCGATGGCGATTGCAGTAACCACTATCCCGGCACGAACCTTGAGCTTTCAGGTGATCTTCACCGGAGCAGAGACCTACGACACCGATGAGCCGAATGTGCATGGCGGCGCCATGTGGGCGCGGATGCCTCTAACCGCTCTGGTAGGGGACACCCCTCTGGAGGAATGGCCTGAACCCATGCCAGCCTGGGCAGCCCAGCCTTGGGACTGCGCATCGAGGACTCACGCGGTATATGTCCTTGATCGATGCCAGCCCTGCCCCTGGCTTGCCAAGATCGACGGGAAGTTCTACCCGGCAAAGTATTACTTCACCGTGGATTACGATGCTGGCCGCTGGACAGGAAACATAGTAGCGTTGCCGAATAACAGGGTGCGAGTCACTCATCCCGCATGGTGGGAGACCGGCGAGGGCGCACCGGATTTCAGGCCCTCTCAGCACATTCATTACAGCAAGAGCGACTTGGACTACACCTTGGATGTGAACCAAGTGTTCGACAATCTCTACGCGGAGCAGCGTGATGAAAAAGACTAAGGGCTACATGAAGGGCGGCAAGACCAAAGGCTACATGCGCGGCGGCAAAACCAAAGGCATGGCCGCTGGCGGCAAGCTTAAGATGGTCGAGAAGGACGGCGAGAAGGTTCCCTTCTTCATGGCTAAGCAGGGCGGCATGATGCCCAGCGGCACCCGCATGACCACCAAGATGATGGCAGCCGGTGGCAAAACCAAGGGCGCAGCTCGCGGCGGTGTTCGCGGTTCTGGCGCAGCCCGTCCTCAGACCTTCACGAAGAACGGCTAAATGGCTATTGACCGCGCCATGCTGGACTCCGACCCGATCCTCGGAGAGGGTGAAGAAGGCATTGAGATTGAGATTGTTGACCCGGAAGAGGTGTCTCTCCAGACCCCTGATGGCGGCGTAATAATCGACTTCGACCCGGACATGGCGGAAGTCAACATGGTCGGCCATGATGACAACCTCGCTGAGTTCATCGATGAAGGCGATCTCGACGCCATTGCCTCGGAGCTGGTCGGCAATTACCGCTCTGACAAGGAGAGCCGGGCTGACTGGGAGCGTTCCTACATCAAGGGCCTGGAGCTGCTGGGCCTTAAGCATGAGGACCGCACCACCCCCTGGGATGGCGCCTGCGGCGTGTTCCACCCGCTGCTGACCGAATCCGTGATTCGCTTCCAGTCTCAGGCCATTCAGGAGCTGTTCCCTGCGGCAGGCCCGGTCAAGACCTCCGTAGTTGGGAAGATCGACACAGATAAGGAGAAGCAGGCTCACAGGGTGCAGGATTACCTGAACTACCTGCTCACCGAGAAGATGACCGAGTACCGCTCCGAGACCGAGCGGATGCTCTTCTCTCTTCCCCTGGCAGGTAGCGCGTTCCGCAAGATCTATTACGACCCCACCCTGGGCCGTCCTTGCAGCATGTTTGTCCCGGCAGAAGACTTCGTTGTCGGCTACGGGGCATCGGATCTGAACACATGCGAGCGTGCAACGCATGTGATGAAGAAAAGCTCCAACGAAATCAGGAAGTTACAGGTCTCTGGGTTCTATCGAGACATCGATCTCCCCCCGGCAGCCCCTGATTACGATGATGTGGAGCGCAAATATGGCGAGTTGACCGGCGATTCGGTCAGCTATGACTATGATTCCCGGCACACCCTTCTTGAAATGATGGTGGATCTGGACCTCCCGGGCTTTGAAGACACCGATAAGGGCGAGCCTACGGGCATTCAACTGCCCTATGTGGTGTCCATTGACCTCTCGTCCCGGACCATTTTATCCATTCGGCGCAACTGGTACGAGGATGACCCTCGGAAAATCAAGCGGGAACACTTTGTCCACTACCAATACATGCCCGGACTGGGGTTTTACGGCTTCGGACTGATCCACATGATCGGTGGATTGGCGAAATCCGCTACTTCACTGCTTCGGCAGCTCGTTGATGCAGGCACCCTGAGCAATTTGCCGGGTGGTTTGAAGTCCCGAGGCCTCAAGATCAAGGGTGATGACACCCCGATCATGCCCGGCGAGTTCCGAGATGTGGATATTCCGGGCGGAGCGATCAAAGACAACATCGCGTTCCTGCCTTACAAGGAGCCGAGCAACGTTCTGTACCAGTTGATGGGGCAGATTGTTGAAGAAGGGCGCCGGTTTGCGTCGGCAGCGGACGTAAAAGCCGCTGACATGAACGCTGAAGCCCCTGTTGGCACCACTTTGGCGATCCTTGAGCGCTCCATGAAGGTGATGAGCGCCGTTCAGGCCCGTTTGCACGCCTCAATGCGGGTGGAATTGCGCATTTTGAGCCGCTTGGTGCGCGATTTCGGACCCGAACAGTACCCCTATGTGCTTGATGGGGAAGCAATTGTCTCTCAGGACTTCGATGACCGGGTAGATATCATCCCGGTGAGCGATCCGAACTCGGGAACCATGGCTCAGCGCATCATGCAGTACCAAGCAGCGCTGCAATTGGCCGCTCAAGCCCCTGAAATGTACGATATGCCCCTGCTTCACCGGCAGATGCTGGATATTTTGGGCATTCGGGACGCAGACAAGATCGTTCCCACGGATCGGGACATGAAACCGACCGATCCGGTCAGCGAAAACATGGACATGATCAACGGCAAGCCGGTCAAAGCGTTCCTGTATCAGGATCACGAGGCCCACATCGAAGTTCACATGTCCATGCTGCAGAATCCGCAGATCATGGAGATCATGGGCAAGAGTCCAAACGCCAAGAAAGCGATGGCAGAGCTTGCTGCCCACGTTCAAGAGCATTTGGCCTTCCAGTTCCGCGATCAAGTGGAGCGAGAGGTCGGAGTGGAGCTGCCTCCGCCCAACGAGCCGCTGCCTGAAGACATCGAGCTGCGGATCTCGCGCCTTGCTGGCCCCGCTGCAGCCCAGGTCACTGGCAAAGCGCAGCGTGAGCAACAAATGCAACAAGCGCAACAGCAGATGCAAGACCCGATCCTGCAGATGCAGATGCAAGAGCTTCAGCTCAAGCAGCAGGACATCCAGCGCAAGGCCGAAGCAGACATGGCGCGCATTCAGCTCGACATGCAGAAGGCTATGGCTAAGGCACAGCTTGACCAGCAGCGTCTTGATCAGCAGGAGCGGATGGAAACGGCACGGCTCGGCGTCAAGATCTCTGAGACCAACACGCAACAAGAACTTGAAAAAGCAAAAATTGCGTCACAGGATCAGATATCAGGTGCTAAACTTGGCGTTGAAATTGCCAAAGAGGTTATGGGCCGTTGACCACGGAACTAGACATACTTGATTATTTGCGGTCAAATATCAGAGACCAAATGAATGAAATCGCTGATCATTTAAGTGGCGGCGGTTGCAAGGACTTCGGGGATTACCAGAAGTGCTGCGGAATCATTCAAGGATTAGCTTGGGCCGAGCGAGATCTTCTTGATCTTCGAGCCAAGTACGAGGAGGCATAGCGACACCGGGCGCTTTCCCGGTGCGGCGACTCTAGGCGCCTTTCCTAGTGCAAGCGACTTCAGGCGTTATCCTGATGCGAGGAGACTATGAGCGAAGCAGAGCAGCTCATTGCAGATACGGTCGATGATGACCGAAAGAAGGCCCGACAATTACCCTCTCCCCGGGGGTATAAGGTGCTTATTGCACTGCCCGATCCCGAGAAGGAGTACGAAGGCGGCATCATTAAGTCGTCCAAGGCCCTTCACGAAGAGGAGATCGGGTCTATCGTAGGGATGGTCCTTGAACTAGGGCCAGACTGCTATAAAGACCCTAGCAGATTCCCCTCTGGTCCCCTGTGCAAGCAGGGTGACTGGATTCTCATGCGGAGC